TGCGACCGGGTATCACTTGAGTCCCGTCGTCATAGACTCCACTGCGTGGGAGGTGGATCATTGGTGGTGAAGTGCTGAACTCCGAGAGAGGCGACATCCAGTCAAAGCCAATGTCATGGTGTTTGTAGCGTTCATACATTTTAGGCCAGTCGGCACGGTTGCCCGACCATGTGGTGATAAGGTCGGGATCTAATTCCTCAAACGCCAATGCAAATGCTTCAAGCATTTCCTTCTCGGAACGGTATGGGTTGAGGACACCCTCATAGGTTGGATGCCAAGACCACTGCTGGACAACCTCACCGTTCGTGGTGAAGCCCATAGCAGTGAGTTCTCCTTGCTCGTTCCATTCAAGGTCAAAGCCACCAGCCCGAACCATGTTCGGGAACCAGTCGGGAATATCCTGCGGATCAATGCTGTCAATAGCATACCTGTCGGGGAAGTGAATGTCAGCCTCCCATGTTTCGTCGCAAAGTTCTCGCATAGGTTTGACATCTTTCGGACTCGGTGCGACAATTGAAATCAATTCCCTGCCGTCCAAAGATTTGGCCGTCCTTTCACCAGCATACCAGCCAACGAACCGTTCGTCAAATAACTCGGTGATTCGTGGTGTATCGCTGTCAGCGGCCACATAGAAGTATGGTCGGAATGTCCCATCGTGAGCCTCCATCACCACACCGTTTTCATCACGGTATCGCAAATAGATCGAAGGGCACTCCGAATCATCGGTTTCGTATGTTTGGATAATCACGCCGATGCCCCGCCTTCTTCTTGGCGGGGAGCGATAACGGCTGTTGTTCCAAAATCACCGTCGGGTGATTCGTGGCGAATGAGCAAGGGGCTGTCGTTGCCTCCGTGCAAATAGACAGTCCCATTCCCCGGCATAGCCTTGAGAGCGTCCATTAGCCACTTTCCAAACCAATTGAGAACACCTTCGCTTTCATCAGCGAGGTTGTTTGTCAATGGTTCAAGTGTTGATTCCATGCGGATTGAATCACGCTTGACGCTAAGGGTCAGCCCAGCGACATTTGATTCAAGACAGAATAGCGCACCGTTCTGTATGGATTTCCCAGTGTTTCGCATTTGTTGAAAACGCTGTCCTTCAAACGATTGAGCGAAGGTCAGTTCACCCGAACCGAACTTGTTGAAGTCGTTGGCTCTTGAATCATCAATCAGTTTCACGACTTGTTCAACGCCAGCCTGTGAAGAGGCCGAATTGACCGACGGCATAGTGAAGGAAGTGCTTGAGCCAGCGACATGGATCTTGCCATCGTCGTGAAGAACAATTTTCACTTCTTCGTTTCCAATGCCACATTCCTTGATGAGTGAAGTGAAGGTGGATAATTGGCCGAGCGCAATTGACCCAGCGTCAACACATCCCTCTCCTTCACGGAAAGAAGTGTGCCGTTGAATGAAATACGCTTTGTCAAGAGTTCCTGCGGAACCCAAGCCTTCTTCACTGACATTGACGACCAAATCATCCATGCCCTCAAAGCCCTTGAGGAAACCCAGCAGGTTGTGTTGAAGCATACGGAAGCCGACCATCAAGCATCACCTCTTGGGACATTGAAGTCGCCAGCGGAGATCTTAGGCCATCCATGCCAAACACCACCGTCGTCGTTCCTCTCAAAGAGCAGGACACGACCCGACGCTTGGAGTGAAGTGCGGTCAGCGATAATCACAGCGTAGCCACGGACAACACCAGTGAGTTCACCGGATTCGTTGCGTTCCTCTTCAAGTTCAGTGTGAATGACTTGTTGCAGGTGCCCTTCTGTGCCCTTGAGCCACTTCGGGGTGTCTTGCCCAGCAAGTTCGTTGCCCGACGAGTCGTAGCCCGGTTTCATGTGGGTAATGACATAGCAGTGAACGCCACCACGACATAGTTCACGGAGAGCGACCATAGCCGTTTGATAGCGAGTAGCACGAATGTTCCAATTGAAGCGGCCAATTTGAGTGGTGGCCTTCTTGCCCGAAACAGCGATACCGTCAACACCAAGATCCAAATCATCAACCTTCATGCAGGTTTCAGTGATATGTAGCCAATGGTCGGCTCCATCAAACACCACAGTCTTGAGGTATGGTTTTGGCATCTTGCCGTGTTCAGCGAAGTATTCATTCTGTGCCTCCATTTGAGCCTGTGCGGTCTTGAGGATGTCCACAGTTTGTTGAAATGTTGCTGGGAAATCGTATGGGACACGACTGTCACCATAATTGAATACCCACGGATTGAGAACGACGAGGTTTTCAGCCTTGTCAGCGTGGTGAGCCGCCTTCGTAGTTTCCCCACCGAGATCGAAGTCCAAGTGCCAAATCTCGGCACCGTTTTTGACTTCTTGTGGAGTGAGGCTGTCAAGCACCATACCAGTCTTGCCGGTCTTTGGTGCCCCTGCGATACCACACATAACGAATGCGGGTGGTGCCTTGATAACACGACGAGCGTTGCGAATCATGTTAGCAATTGTCGGGTTGACTCTTGACAGGTGGTTTGCGGTGGCCGGTGGAGAAGGCTTCTTGGCCTTCTTTGGAGCAGGTGCGGGTGGTGCCTCATCAACAGGTTCCTCCATCTCCGGTTCTTCGTGTTGAACAACAGGTGCTTCATCAACCAGTGCCTCAATAGGAATGTCTTTCATTTCCTTCTTCGGTGCAGGTTTTGGTGCTGGGGTCTTCTTAGATCCGCCAGCCTTCTTGGTCGGTGGTTCGTAATTGCCCTTCTTTTCCTTGAAGCCGTCTAAGAATCCTGTTCCCATCAATAATCACCTCCGGCACTGAAACCGTCAAGGTTGCCCAAATCGTTGCTGGACGCACTTGGCTTCTTTGCAGGAATTGACTTGTGAGGGACGGCATAAATACCGTGTGCTTGCACCTTGACGACTTCATCGCCGTCTTGGTTGGTGTAAGACTCGGTGCGACCGACAACCCAAACACGGGAACCCTTTGCGAATGGGAGCCATTCGCCCGCCTTGAGGACGGAGAGAGCGTTGTGGTTTTCCTTTACCGTTCCCGACACACCAATGCCGATACGGGCGTTGGGGTTTTCACGGCGGAGAACTTGAGTGCTGATAGACAACCAGTAATCACGGCCTGTTGGATCCCATTGGGACTCACGGCCTTCGTGGTTGATGTCCATAACACCACCAACGATGCAGACCATTGGGCCGTCATAGCGTTGGACACCGTTGCGGTCAGTGTATGACTCACGGCGGTTGTCAAGGTGGTGTGAGAGCAAATCCTTCACATTCACTGCGGCGTCGCCAGTAGTGGTGAGGTATTGTTCCGGCTTGAAGAGGTTGGTTGCAGTGTCCCGCTTCTTTCCTTCGGGCACCCAGTCCAAACCATAGGTCGCACTGGTGTTGCTGATGGAGAGTGTTGGGCCAGCCCCGTTGTAGCCTTCGGGGTCAAAGTTCCCCTTGACGGTGATCGGTTGCCACAGGTTCCAGTCGTGCGTAGCACCTTCAAAGGCACCCTCAACAGTGATGAGCATTGGGCCTTCTTCAAGGAACTTGTCTTTGGAGTTCCCATTGAACGCCCAAATGGACTTCATGGCCGTAGCACGCTGTGGGGTGTTGTCAGCCTTGAGCATACAGATTGAAAGTTTCTCGTTGAGAGGGATAACCCAGTTCGGGTTCTCGTCAGCCGAGTCCTTTGACACGAATGTCCCAGTGCTGTGTTCGGCTCGCCAAACACCGTCAGCACGGAAAGCACGACCAATACCGACTTTGTTGCCGTTGTATTGGAAACCGTTGTTGATTGCACCCGACAGGTCAGCAGTGGCGATGTCAATTGCCGCCTCACGCTTGCGCTTCATCAAGTCAAAGCGTCGGTCAAATCCGATGAACATACCGACCCATTCTTCGCCAGATCCGCCACCGCCACCGCCACTTGGGCGGTTAGCGCACACGAACATGTCAGCGAAGTCGTTGTAGTCGTCGTCGTCCAAGCCTTGCGCTGAACCACCACTGGCTTCCCACATGTCGGGGAATGTTTCGTTCATCCACGAACCAAATGAGGCAAGTGCTTCTTCCGCACCCACACCAAGTATTTTAGCCGCTTCATCAATGCAATTGTTTCCGATTTCTCTTTCGCTCATATAATCAACCTCTTTGTTTGTAATCCCCAGTCATAGCATGGAGGAATAGGAGATCACTGGCTGTCCAGTCGGGGCTTCTTGCCGCCCACTGTCCCAGTATCATAAGGTGCTTCATCGCCGTAGCGGTGTCCACCGTATCGTCTTTGTATGCCGAGAGGATTGCTTGGTGCATACCCTCAATTATTTCATCACGGGACATACCGTGCGTGTTGACAAGCGATTCCGCACTGTCAATTAAGTCGGAGTGAGGGCCAGCGAGAATGCCCTTGTAATAGGACTGTGCTGGCTCAAAGTCAGTGAGTGTCAAATTGATGAGGGCGTCCTCATCGGTTGGATCGATGGTTTGCATGGCTTTCAAACAAGCCCGCATATCGCCTTTGTATTTCGTGATAAGCGACGGGAGAGCCGCAACCCACGCATCGGGGAAGTTCTCTTCACCAATCACACGACCGAGGAAACCTTCGGCATCGCCTATCTCCAACGGGTTGAAGGAATAGGCAGGGAGTCTTGAACGGAGAGCAGGGATAATACGACCAATACGGTTGCATGTGAGAATCCAAAGCACATGGGTGCCCGTTTCCTCAATCAATTGGCGCATAGCGTCCTGTGCGTCTTTGGTGAGTCCATCGGCCTCATCAAGAAGAATGACCTTGAAGTCGTGGCCGACAGCCTTCTGTTCAGCGAGGCTCTTGAGCCTATCACGAACAAACCCAATGCCTCTATCATCGGAGGCGTTGAACACATGAAAGTTATTGGCGAAGGCATCACCCAGCAGATCCTTAGCGATAGCACGGCCACCGCTGGTTTTACCAGTTCCCGGTTTGCCGAAGAATATGACTCCACCACAGCGTAGTGTGTATTTATTTTGAGCGTGGACAACCCATGTCGGAACATCGGCCTTCAATTGCTCAAGGCCGACCATTCCTTGTAGTGTGTCGGGTCGGTGGGTTTTCCATAACTGTGTCATAATATCACGCTCGGTGGGTTTCAAGCCAACAGGGGCTTGGGTATAAAAGGTTCGGTGTCATTGGTTTAGCCCCCAATGGGATAAGGTCATAGCCGCAGTGTCCTGTTCAGCCGCTTTTTTCAATAGCGTGTCTTTATCATGGATGATGTGTTCCCAATCCTTCTCGATCAGGTGAGGAAGAACCGCCATAACATTGGACTCAACGGCGACAATTGGTTCAAACCATTCGGCTTCGCTTGGCCTTAGACCAAATACAGCAAGTAGGCGGTTCGGCACAGCCTTTGGGCGTTTGCTTGGGAACTTGATTCTCCGTTGGCTCGTCCCATCCTTTGACAAAGCAAGTATTGAAAGTGAAATGTCGTCGTTTTCCTTCATCAACAATTCACGACCAACAAACATTACCGCTGGATCGTATGGGTATGTAGCCAACATTGTGTCAAGCATAAATCGTGGGCTGGACTTCACCTTGTTCAGTGCCTCTCGCACAGCGATTCTGTCGTAGTCGTTCGTCCACATGCGTAAAGCATCAAACAATCCTATTTTCCGATCATCAAGAATAATGTCATAGGCATTCGGGCATACCTCAAACCAGTCGTTCGTGATAAGTTCCTCGTCTTCAAACAGATTCATTTTCAAGCACCTCCAATATATTCTCTATGTCCTCATGCGTTGTTGCTTCGGGCAGACTCCCGACATGGCGCAAGACGGCCAAAAAACCTTCGGGTTCTTTTGTGAATAGGCGATACGGTTTCAAGAGCCTCATAAGCCGTGTCAAATGTTGGGGTTTAGTGTAGCGGTTTTGGGCTGGCAAGCCGTTCTCCCGCAGGAATATAGTGACCTCGGCTGGTATTGTTTTGCGACCGAACAGATCGCATTCGGGGCGAATGTCATATCCTGTTTGGTTCTTCGTGGTGAGGCGTGAGGAAATACGGAACCTTGCGTTCTTAGCAATTAGCAACAAAAGAATGTCCTGTTCACTCAACATGTTCTTCACCCACTAAGTATTCAACCTCTTCAACAGGCACAACATCGGACAGCCCTGCGCTTGGTGCTAAACCCGTGATAACACCTTGAATGTGTATTCCTCGCTCGTCATAGTCAGCGAAGTGGATCTCAACCTCAACAAATGTGGGTGCTTTCATGTCAACCCGTGAGCCTTCAACCGCTGTCCCTGCTTTGGTGAGGCGAGCCAGTTTCTTTTCCATGTGAGGCTCCGCTGTGATAGTGCCGACTTCATAATAGGCATCTATGCCATCACGGGCGGCAACACGCCAGCCGTTCAGCACCAATCCCCGTGCGGGTTCATGTCGCCACACACCAGCCACTAAACGGAATATCTCTCCTGTGTGCTTCGTGCTGAACAGCACGACTTCATCGTTCGCACTGGTGAATGTGAGTTTGGATTCGGGGTTATGTATGAACACCACTCCGTTCTTCGGGGACAGTTTCTTTATCGCTCTCATGTTCTCCACTGAACGGGTGTCTTTGACAAGAAGATCTGAAACATGGTCGTCAATGTATTGTCGCCTCTTGCTTCGTGTCCATTCATGGGCGTCGGCTCCTTCAAGCGTGAGTATGTCGCACACCTTGAGAGGAAAGTCGTCTTGCGGTGTGTGTTCAACCACATAGATACCGGCCTCAAGGCAGGACGCCAATTGCGTGGTGTCAATTTCCTGCACCTCAACCCCATGTGGGTCATAGGCAACCGAGCCAATTGTTTCATTCATGTGTAGCGTCAGTCGTTCGCCACGAATGACCTCAAGTTCAGCGGTTTTGCTGTTGAACGGCAAATCCTCTCCCCGATGTCGTCGGGGGAGTGGGAGAATGACAGGGTTTCCTGTGCTTGGGACACCGATGAGTTCAGCACCCGCAATCACCTTCTCGGCGACAGCACGGATCGATGAGAACATTGACTCTTGCATCAATCGCTGGGTCGGCATACCGTAGCATTGACCGAGAGCCTTGAGTATGTCCCTTCGCTTGAAGGGGTTGGCTGTTCGTGTCAAACGAAGGATGAACCAGTATGAATCACGGGGATGGGAACGCTTGAGGACTATACGAATGATCATCGCACGCACCCTGTTGTCGTCGGCGTTGAGAATATCCTGCATTCGCTGATATGCGAAACCAAATGTCATGGTGGTTTCCGCATCGGTCTTCACCAATTTTGAAAGTTCAGCGACAATATCGGGGTCGTCAACCGCCTCTTCGGGGTAAAGGTCAGTGAGGTGATAGAACACCTCACGCAGATCCTCATCGGTCAGTTTCCTGTCAATGCGGCTGTCCTCATAGAAGAAGTCAATGAGTTCGGGTATTTGTTTAGGGGAGAGTTTGAACGCTGATTCAGCGACGATGGCTGGCCTTCGCACACCATTGTATGCCTGTCTGCAACAGGCGGCAATATGGCGAAAGTTCGTATCACGCATGTTCATTCCTCTTCCTTTGCGATAATGTCGTCCATTATTCTCTCATGCGAGTCAAACAAAAGGCACGACCAGTGCTTGAGAAGTGTCGGTTCATCACACCGGAACACATGACTGAAATGGTGAGTCAAAGCGTTCCTCTTATAGATCGAATCGTCTTCATAGGTGAGAGTATAGACATACAAGCCCTTCCCGTTTGGGTATTCGTCAGTGGTGATGTTGATTACCTCACATTGGGTCATTCGTGCTACATCACCAGTGTGATTGTTCGCCCATCGGTCGCCAATTTCAAATCCTGCTGTCATTCCTCACCATCTCCTTCGTCAAAATATGCTGGATCGACGGTCTTATCACGCCATGCGCTCACGAAGTCGTCCCATGCGGCTTGGTCGGGATAAAGGCGCATAATCTCTATTTTGTAGCCCCATATCCAGCGTCGCATCTCCCTTCTCCGGTCAAGCGGCAAGACCTCAACGGACTTGCCCCAC